GGGCAGATCGGCGCGCAGCTTTTCCAGCATCGGCTTGTTGGTGTCGAGCCAGCGCTCGACCTTGTCGACGTCCTCGATCATGCCGAGGACGTTGAGGAAGCGGTGCGCCCAGTTGTCCCACGGCTCGTTGCCGACGCGCTCCAGCATCACCGGCTCGTTCGGATTGACCGGTGGCTGCGCTGTTGCCGGAGCAGGCGAAGATGGCGGCGTCGGACGCCGCACGTTGGTGCGGTCGGGATCATCGGTGGTCGGAATCTGGAACAGGCTCATCAGAAAGAACTTGCGCGCAGCGCTGTGGCACTTGTTCAGTCCCTTGTCGTCGAACGTGCCCTTACTGGTGCGCGTGTTGGCGACACCGGTCTGCTGCTGCTGCAGCGGCCAGACCTGTCCAGAGTTGTGCATGATGGTGAAGTCGTAGGTGGCGAAGATGGCGTTGCCCTTGTCCATGAATCCGCGCTCGCGCTCGCTCTGCAGGATGGTGAGCCCGTGCTTGGACATGATCGGGGCAAGCGCCGTGATGATGTCCTGCAGGCGCGCAAAATTGTAACCGTGAAAGGTGTTGCGGCCTTCCTTCAGGATTGGATGCTCGGCGATCTCGGCGGTGATGGCTGAAATGGCGGCAGCCACCTTGTCGAACGGCGTCACCGGCAGCGCGGGCGGCGGCGCGGCGGGCGCGGTCGGTGGCGCTTCGGCCTGCGTCTCGGTGATCTCGTTGCTCATGCTGCGTCTTTCTTCTGCTGGATGCTGAGCGCACCGCGCTTGTTGCGGTTGATGCTGATGTTGTGAAAACGCAGGCGACCGACGTCGTTTGGCACCAAGGATTTGGCCGACGCCGCCGCCTGTGCATGCAGGTCGGCGAAGGACTTGGTTTCGGACCAGACCTGCAACTGCTCGATCATCTCCTCTTTCCAGTTTGGGTCCTCGACGGTGAGATCGATGTTGCGCCATTTCTCCGGCGGGTAGACCGGTGCGACGGGGTGCGGCGGTGTGATGGTCTCGACGCAAATCTTGAAGGCGCAGATGCGCTCGAAGGCTTCGTCACGGAAGGCCTGATCGAAATCGATGTCGACCTCGACCGGCTCGTGGCCCAGCACCGAGATCAGCAGCAGCGCATTGCGACAGCCGACGATCTCGCGCTGTACCTCGATCTGCGCTGCATACCAGCGGCGCGCGAAGTCGAACGACACAGAGGTCTTGATCTCGACCACCGCATCGCGCTGCGCATCGAACCCGTCGAGTGTGCATGTCAGCCAGTCGAACTTCGGATGCTGGTGCACCGCGCCGACGTCGCTGAAGGCGTAGCCCAGCTTGCGCTCCTGCCAACTGCGAATGAACGGCTCCATGTGCGCGCCGCGCTGCACCTCCCAGACGTTGGACAGATCGGGCGGCGCTGCCAGCCCGCACTTGACGCGCCAGAGATCGTTGCGCTGCTCGTCGGTGCCAGCCACGATCACCGGACAATCGGAAGCACCGATCTCTCCGCGCGCTGCGAGTTGTTCTGCGGTCAGTGGCATGACAGCGGCTTCAATTCGGCATCGATGGGTGGTGAGCGAAAATGGTTGCGCAGGTCGGTGCGACTGACCCAGCGCCGACCGCGCCAGCGTTTCGAGCGCACGCGCGGCTGCTCGATCTTCTTGCCGACACGGCGCGGGCGGATCAGTCGGTAGATGGTGTCGCGGCAGATGTGTTCCTGCCGCATCGCGGCCTCGACTGTGATCAGGTCCTTTTCCTGTGGTCGTTTCCTCAAGACAAACCTCCAGCGCTCGCGCGCCCTGTCTTGCGCGCGCGTCAAAGGAATCAGCGGTTTTGCTTTGCCGTTGGGGAATGGCAGGCTGAAAAGCCCGTCATCGCTCGTTAATTCAAGCAAACCAGAAAAATAAATTTGTGCAAGGGGGGCCGCACTGCGTTGGCTCAGCGACAGTCAAGCGCAAATTTCAAGTTATACAACCTGATCCACCGCGCATGGTGCCGCATGTCGTACACTTTAATTTATACAACCTTAAATTCTTTTTCGATTCTTACGACAGTTTCGTAACAACTTTGCGTCAGGCGATGACTGTATGTGTCTGTCTGAAATCTTATAGTTGTATCGCAGCAAGCCGATTTGTGCGGACGCCGAAAAAAACTACAACCAAAAATCGGTGCAAAAAAAATTTTCACAGAGCCGTGAAAAGAAAGTCTCGTACACCTGCTTGATATTGCCAGACACCACATCGATTTGGTTCACACTGATGGATGGCAAATGATACTCCCATCCAACTGAACACCTTCGAGGGCATCGTCAAGCGCATCGGTGGCGTCAAGGCCGTCGCCGACGTCACCAATCGCAGCACCAATTCGGTGTTCAACTGGCGCGCCAAGGGATTCTTCCCGCCGCATATCTATTTCCTGATCGATGACGAACTGCGCAGGCAGGGTTACACCGCGGCGCGCTGGCTGTTCCAGTTCGATGAGCCGCAACCACTACGCAAACGCAACGTGGCATAGGTGTCTGGCTATGGGGCAGCTTTCGCTGTTTGCAGGCAAACGGCAGCGCGGGCTGAAGCCACCCGGCAGGCATGAGTTTGCACTGCATGTGCTGGTGGCCGACATTCTGCGGCGCTGGGGTACCACCGGCTGGCGCTGGACGCATCTGCCGTTCGGCGAGAAGCGCAACGTGATCACGGGCGCGCGCCTCAAGCGCATGGGCACCAAGCGCGGCTGGCCTGATTTCATTCTGCTGTCGCCGTACCCGGCCAAGGCACACTTCCTCGAACTGAAGCGCGAAGGCGGCACACTCACCGACGAGCAGCAGGACCTGCAGATGTGGCTCGTCGCCAACGGCTACGAGTACAAGGTCGCCGACAACTTCCGAGATGCGGTCAACATCCTGCGTGATTGGGGCGCGGTGCGCGCCAGCGTGAACGCATGATCCCGAGTGCCTTCCGTGCCAACTGTGAATTTTGCAAGCGCGAGATCGATACGCGCGCAGATGGCACGCATCAGTACACATCGGGCTGGGTCAAGGTGCGCAGCGGTGGCGGTGGCCACGGCATCTCGCTGCCCAAACGCGAGAACCGCTGGGCGTGCAGCTACTGCGTCGATAGCGCCGCACGCGGATTCCTTCAGCAAGGGAAGTTGTTCTGATGCGTTGCGTCGTCGCCTACTATCGCGTCTCAACACACAGGCAGATTGCTGCGCTGGATGTGCAGCAATCGCAGGTTCGCAGGTTTGCACAGACCGAAGGTCTGCAGATCATTGCAGAGTATTCAGAGATCAGGACCGGGAGAGGCTCCCTCGCACGGCGACCAATACTTGCTGCGGCAATCAAACAGGCGCGCAGAGCGAAGGCTGTCATCTGTGTTGCCAGTCTCGACCGGCTGTCCCGAGATGTCCACTTCATCAGCGGTCTGATGGCGCGCCGCATCCCATTTATTGTGACCAAGCTGGGCATCAACGCAGACCCTTGCCTCCTGCATATCCACGCTGCCATTGCCGAACAAGAACGGCGAATGATCTCAGAGCGCACCAGCGCTGGATTACGCGCTGCCAAGCAACGCGGTGTGAGACTGGGAAGCCCGACAATCGCAATTGCTAATCGTTTGGCGGCTCAACGGCGCGCTGAAGTTCTGCGACCGATTTTCGAGACATTACGAGGATGCTCGCTGCGAGCCATCGCCGACGAACTCAATCGCAAAAAAATCGAAACGCCACGCAAGCTGCGCTGGTCGGCAATGACAGTTGCGCGCGTGCAAAAACGACTGGGTGTCTGATGTTCGTCTGCCAGCACTGCGGCCAGATAAGTTCATCGGTCAGCCACAAGGCGGCTGGCAATGCCAAGGCGTGGGCGCTCGGCGTGCCGCGGCAGGGCGGCTTTCATGTGCGCAAGATCGTGTGGGGGCTGCTGATGGCGCAGGCCGAAATGCGCATGGGCGAGGAGATCAGGGCGGCGCTGTTGATGGTCGAGGCCAACCACAAGCCGCGGCGCAATCAGTTGCGCGATCTGCCGGTGAAGGAGGGCGAGGCATGAGCCATGATCTTAAAGGCGTCGAGCGCACACGCGCGATCATCCGCGGCGCAGCACTCAGCATTATTCGTCAGGTGTTGGAGAAGCCGGACTTCGACAAGGCGCGCAGCGGCGAAGTCAGGCGAGATTGGCTGGCACCGCCGCCGCTGTCGGCATTCCAGCGGCTGGAGCCGATGGGTTTTGGCCTGACCGACGAGGAGAACTGGTGGTGCTTCAACCCGTACGACTGCCCGCCTGATCTGGTTTGGCCGCTCGATGTCGGTCTCATCACCGAGGAGGGCGGCACCGACCCGCCGGGGCTGGTGATGTCGCGGACGTATACGATCACACCCAAGCAGGCGCGCGGATACGCGCATCGCTTCGGCCCGTTCATGGTACGCAGCGATCACGCACAGATGGAGCGCGGCCAACTGATGCGGACCGCTGCGCTGTATGTCTGGCTCGGTGGACAGTGGTCCGACGCATCGAACCGTGTGATGTGGGAGGGCACAGCCGATAAGCCGTTGCACACGCGCGCCGGGGCGTTGCCACAGCGTGACCGCATGCAGCCTGCACTGCACACCTCAATGGGGTTGAGACAGCGTTATGAGTGGGCGGTTGCGCTTGGTCTCGACAATAGCCCGAGCATCCGTTTCGCCACCGATCCAACCGGCATCAAGGAAGTATTCCGCATTCGCGATCTGCCTGCAGGTAGGGACCGGCGCGAGGCGCTGCTCAACTGGGTGACGCAGCATTGGCGGCAAGATCGCCGTGATTCTGATGTCGAGGTCTATGTGCGCAAGCATCTGCGCGGTGCGACCGCATTCAACTGGCGCGGGATGAACTGCGAGTTGTTGCCTTCGCAATTTGACATCGACAAGCGCGATCAGTTGAAGGCCGAACGCGAGGCGATGCACGTTGTTGGCACCGACCGGAGACAACGAGCATGACACCGATGCACGCGTACGGCATCTGGGTCGGACGCTGCGGCAAGCCGGGATGCCGTGCCGTGCATATCGATTTTGTCGACGAGCAGGGCGACGTGATCGCGTGCGCGTGCATCGCGGTCGACGACGTGCGCGGGTTCACCGAGAACATCAAGGACTGTGCCTACGCCATCATCGCCGGACAGCAGGAGGAGCCGCGGCAATGACAGCAGCCGAGACTATCGCCCGCGCGCTCGGCGGTCGCCGTATCGCCCGCAACGAGTGGCGCTGCCGCTGCCCGGCGCACGCCGACCGCGACCCGTCGCTCGACGTGATGGACGGCGATCTCGGCGTGGTGGTGCGCTGCCGCGCCGGGTGCACGCAGGAGGAGGTGATCAGCGCGCTGCGACGGCAGGCGCTGTGGCCGGAGAACGACGGAGAGCAGCATGGACGTGATCGACATAGCAGCCGACGCGGCGATGGCGAGACTGCCCAGCGCAAGGTGCAGGCGCTGCGCATCTGGGATGCGGCGCTGGACCCAAGGTATACGCCTGCGGAATTTTATCTGGCTCAGCGAGGGCTGCTGCTGCCGACGGATGCGCCGCTTTCGCTCGTGCGCTTCCATCCGCGCTGCCCGCGCGGGAGCGCGACGGCTCCGGCGCTGATCGTGCTGATGCGCAGCGTACGCGACAACCAGCCGTGCGGCATCCAGCGCATCTTCATCGACTTGCAAACGCTGCAGAAGGACAGGTGTGAGACCTCGCCCAGCGGCACCATGATGCTGGGAGCCTGCGAAGGCGCAGCCATGATGCTCAGTAGCTGGCATGATACGTTCTGGGATTGCCTGTCGTTCTGTCCGCGCCTGTTTGTCTGCGAGGGTTTTGAGACCGGTGTGGCGCTCTCGATGCGCGGTCACGTTCCGGTGTGGGCACTCGGCGACGCCGGGCGCATCGCGCGGCTGCCGCTGCTGTTTGCAGTCGGCCAGCTTGTGATCTGCGCCGACCACGACCGCGTCAATGCAAAGACCGGCAGGCGGGCAGGGCTTGCCGCCGCGCTCGAATGCCGGGCGCGCTGGAATGCATCGAGCCACCAGAGCGCGGTGATCTGGAACGTCGATTCAGAAGGCGAGGATTTCGCCGACTGGGGTAGGGATCATGGTCAAGAAGGTCGAGCCGCCGTTTGAAGCACCGCCCGGCACACACTGGTACGATCCAGAGCAGCTTGAACAGCCGCCGGAGCAGGGCGAACCGAAAGCCAACGGCGACGACAAGCATGCCATCCTCCTGCGTGAGTTCGAGGCCAGAGATTTTACCCAGATCGCCATGCGCTCATGGGAGCATGCCGGGCACTACATCCGCAGAAACGTGGTGATGACGGTTGCGCCGGGTGCCTACGGCAAGACGTCGCTGGTATTGCTCAATGCGATTGAGATGGCGCTCGGGCGCGGGCTGATCGGCCCGCCGCCAGCCAAGCGCGTGCGCGTGCTGTATTGGAACGGCGAGGACCCGGACGACGAAATCCTGCGCCGCATCGCGGCGATCTGCATCCGCTACCAGATCGATCAGCACGATCTGGTGGGCTGGCTGTATCTGGGCGGCAAACTGCGGATGGAGCAGCGGCTCGCCCTGCTCGACCGCAATCAGCAGCTTGTGATCAACACCGAGGTGCTGATGGGGGTCGAGAAGTACATCGGCGATCACGGCATCGATTGCGTGATCTTTGACCCGCTGGTGGCGTTCCACCGCGTGCGTGAATCGCTGAACGAACTGATGGAGCAGATGGTGCAGACTGCCTTCGGCGGTCTGGCCGAGCGGCGCAACTGCTGCATCGAACTTTGCCAGCACACCAGAAAATCATCGCAAGCCGCACGCGATGGCGATCTCGGGGTCGACGACAGCCGCGGCGGCGGTTCGATCACCAATGCGGCGCGCTCGGTGCGGGTGCTGAACCGGATGAGCAAGGAGGACGCCAAGCTACCCGGTTTCGACGATGAGGAGCGCCGCCAGTATCTGCGCGTGTCGCAGGACAAAACCAACATGCTGCCAGCCAGCAAGGCTTCGTGGATCAAGCTGGGCTCGCAGCAACTGCCGAACGGTCCAGATGGCGGCCCCGGTGACAACGTGCAGGTGGTGGAGAAGTGGAACTACCCCGCGCCGTTCGATGGTGTGACGGTTGCCGACCTGAATTGGATCAGGAGCGCGGTGCTGCAGGGTACCTATCGCAAACATCGGCGCAGCCCAGATTGGGTCGGCAAGTTGCTGGCGAAGCGCCTGCGGCTCGATGTCGAGAAGAAATCGGACGCCGAGCGCATCAGCCAAATTCTGAGAAAGTGGTTTGCCGAGCGCGTGTTAGCCACCGCAGTGCGGCGCGATGAAAAGCAGCGCAAAGACTACGAATACATCGTTCCCGGCGACCTGAACGAGGGTGACGCAAGTGCGCCGACGTTCGACGAATAACGGCGCACTATGGCGCGGCACCCCAGTGCGGTGTAGCTGCGCCGATGTTTATCTCTCTATAGAGATAAAACATCGGAGCGGCGCACCTTGGCGCGTGCGCCAACATCGCCGCGAGTAACGGCGCAGATGAGAGGCAGTGCCATGCCGAGAGGTGGTTACAGAGAAGGTGGAAGCGGGAATGCGAGATGGAAGGCTGCCGTGATTGGGGCACGGCTGCAGAAAGGTAATAGAGGCAGGAGATTGTGCACGGCCATCAAGAAAAATGGTGAGCGGTGCCGCGGTATAGCAATCAATAATTGGCACCGATGTTTTGCGCACGGTGGAGCGTTCGTCTTGATGAGGAGAGGCCTCTACATCAGTAGAAGGGTGAGGTATGGCAACTGGACGAAAAGAGAAAATACTCAGAAATGAGGTTAGAGATGCGTTGTTGGACATACTGCGCGACAAGAAGAATCCAGCAACAGCAAGAGCAAGCGCAGCGCGCACGCTGATGGACATGGACCGCGCGGGTGAGGGCGGCGAGCAACGGTCACCGCAGGAGATGACCGAGCAGGAGATCGACGAAGAACTCGCGAGTATCCCCAGCAAAAAGCGTTGATGCAGAAAGCGCTGTGCTGCAGTGATTGCTGGGCCAGCAGTGCGTCATGGTCTCTACACTCTCACCCCATGAGATCACCCTGCCCATGTGCTGCTGGCACCCCATCTCAATCTCATGACATGCTGACGCTCGTCGGTGTGTCAGGGCCACTGGTCCGGCGGGCCACTGGTCCTATGCCAGTAATCGCGACCCCGCCCCCTGCCAGCCCCCGAAACTCAGCGCGAAGATGGACGTATCCCACCCCGCCAAATTTTTTGTCCTACACACTGTCGTCGCCGTGATAGCCGCGCAGCGAGCACGACCGCTCCAGCTTCGCCGCCAGCGCCTTGTCGACAACGTCGGCACGTCCCTTCCACCACGACACCGGTTTCCGGTCGATGCCAGTTCCGGTCGGTGGGATGATGCGGCCTACCGCTGCGACATCACCGCCAGCGCCACTGCGAATGGCAGGATCAGCACCAACAGCAGCGCCCACCAGCTTTCTGCGCCTGACGCCAGCAGCAGCACGCCTGCGATGCAGCCCGCGCTCCAGCCCGCGATCAGCGCCAGCAGTTCGCGTCTCACCATCATCACAAATACCACCGATCAATCGAACCAACTCGGCCCGCGCCGCCGTCAGCCGTCCATCGCAGACCAGCAACCCCAGTTCAGCCAGCCGTGCCTCAAGCCTTGCCCAGATCGCCGCCGCCGTCTCTGATCGCATCGCGCTCCTCCATGATCTCGACCGCCCAGCCGCGCCGGGCGCAGTAGTCGAGCGCAGCATAGCCCTTCCAGCCCTTCATGTAGGAGACGATGGGCGCGCAGCGCACGACGACGCCGTTCTCGATCACCACCCCGGCGACGAAGTGCGGTGCGAGAATACGGGCGAGACAAAAAACTGGCCGTGACATCACGGCCAGTCAGGGATCGGTTTGGGAAGCACGAACTTCGTCCTGCAAGAGCGGGGCACCGGCCAAAACCAAAAGGTGCCTCGATTGCGCCGCCAGTATAGCACGTTATCATCCGGCCATGCACGCGCTGGCATGGTTTGCGCTCGGCATCTTCATCGGCACCAGTTTCGGTTTCCTGCTGGCGGCGCTTGTGCGCGCCAGCCGTGACCTATTCCAGCAGCGACATCCACCACGCCAGCGCGAAGGCGAGCACACAGGCGAGCAGCAGGTACACGGCGAGGTCGTCATCGTCCATCATCCGGCGCGTATATAGCAAAGCGCTCGTCGTCCACTTCGCCGATGCGCTCGGCCATGAGCAGTCTGCCGAACTTGAAAGTCAGGTTGAAACCGGCGCGGCAGCCGTCGCGGTTGCTGCAGTAGAAATTCTGCGCCGCACCGCCACGCGGTCCCGGCAGCAGATCAGCCGCGCAATCGGGGCACCAGCCGTTCTGCAGCATGCTGCGGTCGATGCTGTCAAAATCATCGCCTGCGTTCATGGCGTCTGCTTGCGCGGCAGCGTCTCGGCCACATCCTTGGCCTCGCGCAGATAGCGCGTTGCGTCCTGCCAGCGCTGCTCCTTGGCGGCAGCCAACGCCAGATCGAGCAGGTTATGCAGCAGCTTCACGATCTCGTCGCTCTCGCTCATGTGACGCTGTACTCCTCGCGCCGCACCTCGCCCCTTCTGGCATCGCCGCGCACGAACGGCGACCACCAGAACACGCCGGTTCGCCTGATCTTGAAGTGCCCGCGCACCAGATGCTGGCGCGCCGCCTCGCGCTCGATGCCGCGCGCATCCGCCACCCGGTGCATGCTGCGGGTGAGCGCGATTGAGGTTTTGGTATAGTCGAGCAGCGGAATTTTCCCGCGCTTCCTGCGCGCCTTGTTCAGCTTCGACAGGTCGACCGCTTCGTGCTGCACCACGTTGCGCGAGTTGAGCATGCACATCAGGCATTCGAGGATCATGCCTTCGCCCTGAATGTCGGTGAGCCAGTTGCCGATCAGCGTGCGCGCCCCTGCGGTATCGCCGCTCTCGTAGGTCGTGAGCATCACCGTCAGCAGCATGTTCAGCCCGTAGGGCGACAGCCCGAACGACAGATGCCGTTCGCCCGCACGCAGCGCCTCGATCTCGCGCTGGTCGTTGGCAAATTTCTGCCAGCCATGCCGGTTCATGAAGAAGCGCCGCATCTCGGCGTCATCGGTCGGTCTGAAGTAACGGTCCTTCAGTGAGGCGACCAGCGAGGTGATGGCGATGTGGCGCATGCGGTCGTGCTCGGAATTTTGTGCCCTCGCGGCGAACTGCTCGATCATGATCTGGTGCGAACGCTGCACGATTTCGTTGACGTCGCCGTCCGGTCGCCAGTCGAAATAGATTGCGAACGGACAGACATTGATTGCTTCGCTGTGGCCGCTGCGGGCGTTCTCGCCGTGCACCCACGCCACCATTGCCTGCCCGGTCTGGCTGGCGTTCGGATAGTCGATGAAATGCTCGATCAGGAAACCCTGCCGCTCCGGTATCGGGGCGATGTCGCCGCGTCTGTTCTCCGGCCCCAGCCCGCCGCGGTATTCGAGCCACATCAGCGGATAGGGCAGACGGCACATCGGCAGCGCCGCGTTCATGGTCGACGGCTTGGTGTCGAGCAGGTTGTAACAGGCGCGCATGAGATCGTCGGCCAGATCGAAGCGCTGCGCCTGCGCGATGCGCGCGCCCACTAGCGAGGCGATGTTGCAGATGTCGTACATGGTGCCGCGCGCCGCGCGGATTTTGTCGGCCAGATTCATTGGCGCTCCTGCTTCAGCTTGACCAGCACCACCGGCGGTTCTTTTTCGTCCACCACCACGCCGTCGAAATATTTCGAGATCACCAAGAGATGGCCGTCGCGCCAGCATACGGTGGCGACGAAGTGACCGTCGTCGTCGAACACGCAAACGGCTGCGCCGCCCGGCTTCACATGGTGCGGTGCGATCTTGAAGGTGGCCATCACTGCATGTCCCTGTGCACGTCGTCGCGAATCTGCCGGGCGATGCTTTCCAGCAGGCTGGGCAGGCTCTCCAGCATCGTCGGGTTGTCGGTCTGCACCGAGAAGCCGGAGCCGCGGCTGCCGCCGCCGACGATGACAATCACGAAATGGGCGTCGGTCTGCTCACGCACCTGCGTGCAGACGTCGTCGTATTTGCCGGGACCGACCGTCATGCATGTCCTTTCATATCGGGCTGGCCTTCAAAGCGCTTGATCTGCTCCTTCAGCATGGTGACGACGTCCCTGCGGTCGGCGTTGGAGATGTAGTTGCAGCGGCCTTGGTCGCCGAACTTGAACACCATCAGGATGAAACCGTTTTTGCGCTCGTGGCTTTTGCTCTCGCCGTTGAAAAATTTATCGAGCATGCGCGCCAGCGCGTTCATCTTGCCGATGTATTCCGCCTCAATCGGCGCATCGCCCAATTGCTTGGTCATAGCCACACCTCCACGATTTTGGGGTCATCATCTGGGTCGCGCGTGATCGGGGTCAGCCCACGCGCGGCCAGTTCGTCGCGCAGCATATCGAGATCGCCAGACACCAGAATGTCGTCGGTCGGCCATGACACCGCCTTCGCCACCTCGAACCGCCGCGCCACGAAGGAATGCGGAAAATCCTTCGGGTGATCGTACACCGTCCACATCGATAACGTGTCAGCGTCCGTGCGTTTTGTGGTCACGGTTTCTCCCGCGCAGGATTGCCACGATGAGATCGCTGATTGCGTTTTCGACTGCGGAGTCGTTTATGCTGATGCACAGGTTGACCAGCTTGCGGCGGCTTGGCGAATTGACGAAGGTGTCGACCTTGATCGACTTGCCATTGCCATCTTGTCCGAAAAAGGCGGCTATCGGCATGTCCATCGCGCGCGCGATCTGCAACATGCGCGAGCCGCCGATGCGGTTGACGCCCTTCTCGTACTTCTGCACCTGCTGGAAAGTGAGCCCGATCATGTCGCCGAGTTTTTCCTGCGAGATGCCGCGCTCCATGCGGAACGTGCGCAAGCGCGCGCCGATCATGACGTCGTCGCGATTGGCTGATTTTTTTGCTGCCACTGTCGTTTCCCCTATGATGATGCGCCATTGGCAGATTTCTTTTTTCTCCGTCGCGGCCTTTTCTTTTTCGGGCCGTGCTGCTTGATGAGCCAGTCGGCCTGCTTCTCGATCTCCTTGCGATAGTCGAGATCGCGCGCCTTGCGGAAGCCGACGACTAGCCGACCGTTGCGGTCAATGTCGTCGCTGCGCACGTAGCCGAGCGCCGACGTCACTGCGCACACCGTGGTGTTTTGCGGTTTGCGCGTCGAGCCGGAGAACCAGTTGTCGAGCGTTGCAGTGGCAACGCCGGAAATCTGGTGCACCATGTTGTTCTTGAGTTTCTCGTCCCGTACCACCGTGCGCACGGCGTCGATGATCGGGTCTTTGTCCTGCCAGACGTAAGTTCGATATATAAAGGCTTTGGCCATCGCCAGACTCCTTTTCTGGATGGCGGGTCATTCCCAGACCGATGCTGACTTGTTGATGATTTTATTGTCGCCCCAGCAGCGTGAATCCTTTCCACCGTTACATCATGATTTTTTTGAACTCCTTCCTTTGTCTCTGTGGAAGCGCAACCGGTCGCGCATTTTTTTTGTCAGCGCATAACCGTCGGCACCTTGGCTGATCTCCTTGTCCTGCAGCATGGCGTTGAGAACGGAGTTGATCGAAGCCGGTGAACGTCCCTGCGCGGCGAAAGCATCGCGCAGCGCCGCAGTGCGCTGCGGGCTCTTGTCGTAGAGCAGATCACCCACCGCTGCGCGCCCGCTGATCTCAAACTTGCCGCGCGTGCGCGGCGCGCTCACGCCATTGCTCTTGTGCGATTGTTGTTCGAGATTGAGATGCAGCTTGGCAACGCCTGCAGTCTTGTTGAGCAGGCGCATCACTTTGCCGACCGCGATCTCCTCAACCTCGATCAGAATGGGAAAGGTCTTTGGCACGCTGTGGCTCCTCTGGTTCCATCACATTTTTTGTGTACGGACATGTCTGGCCCTGTAAGGGGCTGTAAGTGTGCAGCACAATATCAGATGACGTCGATAGTCTGTAATACTTTAGCCTGTGGCCAGTCTACCGGAATACCACTAGCGTTTTGGGCCGCTGGCCCTTGGAGTCGTCATCGATTGTCGCTGCGATTTGCCAAAGCACTGCGCGAGATGCGCAAACGTCGAGGCATGTCACAGGAAGCATTGGCCGAGATGGCTGGTCTGCACCGCACTTACGTTAGTCAATTGGAGCGCGGATTAAAATCGCCGACGCTGAAGGTAATCGAGCGGTTGGCCGAGGCGCTCGATGTTTCGCTCAGTACGCTGATGCGGCGGGCCGAACAGGACGGTAACCAAAACCGCAATTGAACCGTGCCGCGGTTCCAGTGTAGGTTAACGGCCTGCTCGCATCGCGACGGCAGCGCCGCGCTTCGCTTCCAGCGCCCAGACCGGGGAAGCACACACAGCACAACGTGGTTACGCTCAAGCGCCCGGCGCGCCTATTTTCGTTTGCCGACTGGAACATCAACCAGCCGAAGGAGCCGCCGCCCGGCGACCGGCTCGACGCCCAATTCCTCGAATTGATCGACGTCATATCGCAAACGCAGAATGCGTTGGCCGAGATCAGGCGTGATGACGGCACTCTTAACAACGAACTGGTCGGTCCCGAGCAGCTACGGACAAATTTCCGTGATCTGCTGATCGGCGACATCGAGCAGCGCTTCAAGGTTACCGTCGATCTGATCAGTGCCACTGCGCGCGCGGTCAGTGACAGTGAGCGCAGCACGCAACTGTTCGCGCAGGACGCCGAGCGCGCGCTCACGGTCGCGCAGCAACTGATCTCCGACTGGAATATGATCCGTGAGGCGGCGCAGCGCACATCGAGCAGCGTGCAGATCGCCGCCGCGGCGGTCACCAACGAAGCCACCGACGCCGAGAACTGGGCCGACTACGCGCAGGCGCAGGCCGAGAACGCCATCGAGGCCAAAGACGAGGCACTGCAGTGGGCCGAGTATCTGGCTGGACCGGTGGTCGATGCCGTCAGCGCGCCCGACTACATCGCCAACTCGCCGTTCCCGAACGGATTGTTCTATCAGCCGGTCGACGGCGGCGTGGCCGGATTGTGGTCGGCGAAATGGTGGGCGCTGCAGGCGCGCAACTATGCGGGCGGCCTGACCGGAATTTATCTCGGCCCGTTCGATCATCAGCCGCAGCCGGGCGAACAAAACCCCGATACTGGACAGGTAGTGCCTGATCCGATTCAACCGGGTGCGCTCTATTTCGACACCACGATCAATCAAATGATGGTGTGGGATGGCAGCGAGTGGTCGCCGCTCGGTGGCATTCCAGACGCGCCATACGACGGCAAGCTGTATGGACGCATCGATGCGACGTGGGGACTCATCCCCAGCGGTCCCGAAGGCGGGCTGCCGGAAGCGCCGGTCGATGGCAAACAGTACGGACGGCAGGACGCGGCGTGGACCGAAATTCCGAGTGACAGTGGCATTCCAGAAGCGCCGGTTGATGGTCAGCAATATGCGCGCAAGGACGCCGCGTGGTCAGTGGTGACTGGCGGTGGTGCCATCGCCGATGACGCGCCAATCGATGACAACACCTATGCGCGCCGCAACAGTGCGTGGGTGCGCACGATCTGGGCCGACAATCTCAACGCTGCCGGAGAGACCGTCAACGCCAACATCACCTTCACCGGATACATCTACAGCAACGGCGGCGCGGATTTCACTGAATCTGTCTATTTCTATCACACGGTGAATCTCGAAGCTGCTGTCTACGTCGAGCAGACCCCCACCAATCCGAAGCACGCGGTCAACAAAAGTTACGTTGATGCGCAGCTTGTCACGCTCGACGGCGGCACATTCTGAACAGGAGGAAACATCATGGGCGTTCGTTACGAAGTGCCGGAAGGAAAGACCGCAACTATCGAAGGGCCGTGCAGCATCGAGGTGGTCGGTGATCCCGGCAAGGTGCCGCAGATCGGCGATACCGCGCCACCGGAGCCGCCGCCGGAGTCGCCACCGGAGGTGAGGTAGGAGAGGACGATGCCAAAACGTCCAAAAAAATTTAAGGCGAAGAAGCTGAAGGCAAAACCCAAAAGCAAACGGAGAAAGCAGATGGCTCGTGACGACGATGACAGAAAGAAACCGGCTGGCCCGACGACCACCTCGCAGCACGGTTCGCGTCCTGACATGCAGAAGCAGCCGCAGCAGGACCAGAAAAAGCAGGGCGGCAGCGCCCCTGATCCGATGGGGCAGCCGCCGGGACCGTCACCGGCTCCGAATCCTGAGAGCGCACCGGGTGGTGACAAGGTTGGCGGTGGCGAGGAGCCTGCGCAGAAGTGATATGGCCGGTTGACCCGCCCAAGAAACGCGCGCCGCGGCGACCGATGTGGCTTGCCGCGGTTATTGCCGTGCCTGATGTCACCATGCCAGACAATGCCGTGCGCATGTATGCAGGCGCGCTCGCTGGCGACAATGTCGCGCACGAGATCAAGCAGACGTTTGACGACAACCATCCGCAGCCACCGGAGGAGGTGCCAAAGACTACGGAGTGATTGCTGCAATGACTTACTACCGGCATCGACGTACATCGAATCCGGCGACTGCTTTCCCATCGCCGATTGAGCCCGGCGAGATCGCTGCCAATACCGCCAACCGGCAACTCGCTATCGGTGACGCCGACGCAGCATCGCTTGGCACACCAGTGCCGCTGATCGCTATCCGTTATTTCGATGCGCGCGCTTCGTACAAGATCAACGAATGGGTGGTGGTGAACAACAACCTTTATTTATCAAAAGGCAATGTTGCTCCCGGTTCGTTTAATCCCGCTCAGTGGCAACTAGCGCCAAACGATCTGACCAAGTTGGTGCTGAAAGATGGTGACACCGTTTCCGGTGCAATACGGACAACCCGTACACCGTTCGCGTTGGCGGATGAATTTGTTTCTAAGCAATACGTCGATGCTGGAGATGCACTGCCTGCCACCAGCATCGCCGATGGTATCGTCACTTTTGCCAAGATGGCGGCAACCGCGCTGGCGACGGCGGCGGAATATCTCAGCGCGACCGCCAATAAAATTCTCACAGCAGATGGCGTGTGGGCGGCGGCAGTGCCGGTGGCGCTGGCTGATGCCGCAACGGTGACGCCAAATTTCGGTGCAGGCATCGATTTTTATTGGACGCTCGGTGCTGCTGGTCGCACGCTCGCCAATCCAATCAACGGAAAGCGCGGCCAGAAGGGCATCATCTACTTGATACAGGACGCCACTGGTGGTCGCACCATCACCACTTGGGGCAGCGCTTATAAATTTTCCGGCGGTGCGAAACCTACGCTCAGTACCACTGGCGGAGCATGGGACATGTTGTCTTACGCTGTCGGCAATAATCCGGCAACGCAAGTCAACTGCACGTTCATTGGGGATGTGCGCTGATGCTGCCGGGAAACACAGTATTTTTGGCGGGCGGCAAATCATACGGCAAAGGGAGTGTGACTCTTACTGCCGGGGCGACGTGGACCGTTGATCCCACGTTTGATCCAACCAAAAATACTGTCGAGTGCTACGCGGCTGGGGGAGGCGGTGCGGGTGGCTATCAGTATTGCGGTTTGGGTGGCGCTGGCGGTGGCTATTCCAAGATCAGCAATTTGCCGCTCACTCCCGGCTCCATCGTCGACATGGCGATTGGCTTGGGCGGTGCTGGGGGTGGTCGCGCCGCTGCTGGGACTGCCGGTGGCGATACTTGGTTTGTCAGCGCTGCGACTGCACTGGCAAAGGGCGGTGGTGCGGGCCAATACGGAAATGCCAGCAAGCCGGGTGCTGCTGGCGGCGCGGCAGCGGATGGTGTTGGCGATGTAAAGTACAGCGGCGGTGCGGGTGGTGGCACCAACTTCGCAACGCCACGCAGCGGCGGTTCAGGTGGCGGCGGTGGTGCTGGTCCAAATAGCGATGGCACGCATGGCACCGATCAGAACGGGTCTGGAAATTTGGGATTGCCGGGAGGCCCCGGCGGCGGCGGTCTTGCGGGCGCAGGCGGTCGTGGCGGCGATGGTCTCACATACGGATCAACCATTCCGGTAGTAGGCGGCAATTACGGTGGCGGTGGCGGCGGCGGTGGTCTTGGCGGGACCATCAATGCTCAGACCACTGGTGCCAAGGGCGGGGATGGCGTCATCAAGATCACTTGGGGGCAATGATGATGCTGGATACGAAAAAAATCATTGTCGCTTTGCTGCTGCTCACGACCAGCAGTCACGCGCAGCCACCCACCGATTGCATTCCGCAAAATCAGTTGGAGCGCATCCGCGAGATCATGCTCGACGGCATCGACATGGCGTTCAAGGAGCATATCGCGCATCTGCTCAGCGTGCTGATCAAGGACCCGAAGGACCAGCCAGACCGCGCCATTGCGGGATTGCGGCCAGCGATCAAGGCCTACGTCAGTGGGCGGATAGCTGTGGTGAACTGGAATCCAGCGACATGTGAGGAGCGAAACGATGGGCGCAACTGACGATGCCAGCAGGGCAGTGGTAGGTGTTGCTGACGCCATGCGCAGCCAGCCGCTGGCGCTGGCGCTGGTGATCATCAATCTGCTGTTTCTCGGCGCTGGTGGATTTTTTCTGCATGAACTCGGGATTGCCACCGTGCGCGAAAATGAGCGGCGCGACGATTTGATCGCTGATCTCGCCAAGCGCTGTCTTGCCGCCACGCCACCAGCCAGCAAGAACAACAAGGAGGATCGCGATGCTCGATAAAGCTGTTATTGATCTGTCGCACTGGGATGAGTGGCCGATGGATTTCAATAAAGCCAAAGCCGATGGCGTTGTCGGTGTCATTCACAAGGTCACCGAGGGGAGCAGTTACGTCGACCCGGCTTACGATAAAACCAAAAAGGCAGTGAAGGCTGCCGGGTTGCTGTGGGGGGCATACCATTTTCTGCGGCCCGGCAACATGAAACAGCAGGCGCAATGGATGATTGCCAAGATCGGCGAGCAGATCGACCTGTACGCCGCCGATCACGAGGACGCTGGCGTCTCGCTCAGCAACTTGAAGGAATTTCTTGCCGAAGTGCAGCGCCTGTCAGGCAGGACTCCGGTCATCTACTCCGGTCACGTCATCAAGGAGCAGGTCGGCAGCAAGCCGGATTCGGTGCTGGCGCAATATCCGCTCTGGATTGCGCATTACACGTCGGCCAGCCAGCCGACATGGCCGAAGCAAATCTGGCCGAAGTGGTGGCTGTGGCAGTACACCGAGAAGGGCAAAGTCGCGGGTATCCCCGGCGACAGCAGCGGCGGTCTCGACGTCAACAGATACGATGGCACTGCCGAGCAGTTGCGCGACGACTGGACCGGCGGTGAACCTGGCCCTGCACCCGAACCGCCACCTGCGGAAGTGGCCGTCACCATCATCGCGCACAGCAGGACCGGCAACCAGAGAGGCAATGCGAAATTACGGCAAGCTGCGCGACAAGGCGCGTGCCTGCCGTCAGGCCAGATAAACCGGAGGTGTGAAGTGAAAAAAATTCTGCTCGCGCTGCTGGCGCTCGCGCTCGTGCTGCCAGCAACTGACACGCTGGCGAAGAAGCGCACGCAGGTCCGCGTCCATAAGCCCGCGCCGTGCGCAACACCCGGCTGCGATCAGTGGAGCAAGGGCGATGTGCCGTTGATCGCCGTGCCGCCGATTGCGGTTGCTTTCGATCTGGCACGCCGCATGTCGTGTGATCCGGCCATCGACAGGCCGTATGGCATCGCTGATCCCGGCTACCCCGGCGGTGCGCAGGTCGGCAACTTCCTGATCCCGGCGATCTACCGCGCGGAGTGTCTGCGCCGATAGGAGGCAGCGATGGGACTACGGTTGGTGCAGTTGTTAGTGGATCAAGCGCAGCGCGGTGAAGGTCCGTTTGCCGGGGTGATCCCGCGCACGAATCAAACGATGACGTTGCCGCCGCTCGACATCAGCAACCAGCTTGCTGACATCAAGACTGCTGCCGAGCGCATGCACAACAATCCGTTTTCAAATGAACTGCCGCAGCCGCAGCAACAGCAGCCGCAGGCTGCTGGCATCAGCGCGCTCGCTGCTCCGGCACCGTTGGTGCAGCAACCGACGGCACAACAACAGCAAAACCCATTGGTGCGCGCCAACACTCTGGTGCGTTCGCTGCCGGATCAACTCGGCGAGATCGCCGCGCCAGCCAGCAGACGGCGTGGCACCTACAAGGAGATCGTCTAGCAACAAGGGAGAAACGCATGCCTCCAAGATCAGAACGACAACGTCGCGCCATGCGCGCGGCTGCCGCAGGTCACTCGACACTCGGCATTCCGAAAAAAGTCGGCAAGGAATTTTCCAAGTCTGACCCCGGCGGCAAGCTGCCGAGGACAGCCCGCAAGCGGAGGAAAGCGCGATGACAATCGAGGGGCTGATCGCGCTCGCGATCTACATCATCGTCATCGGGTTGATCGTCTGGCTGCTGCTGTGGGCCATCCAGCAGGTGCCGTTGCCAGCGCCGTTCGGGCAAGTGGCGCGCGTGCTGATCATCGTGATCGCCGTGCTGATTGTCTGTTACCTCCTGCTTGGTCTGATCAGCAGCGGTGTACCCAAACTGAGATGACCTGATGCCCGGCCTCGCTGACCAGTTCGCTGACCTGTGGCGGCAGTATGTGCCGGAGCCGTGGCGCACGGCTGGCACGATGGCTTACGGTATGGGCCAGACTGCGATGATTCCCGGTCAGGTCCTGCGGTCGACAGCAGACAATCCAATCACTACCGAGCAATTGATCAAACCCGCCACTGAACTTGCATTGTCGGTGGCGGGCACCAGCACACCATTCGCTGAAGCAGGAGCAGCCGGTGTGTTTGGCGGCAGGCTGGCCAAGAGTGCCGATCTTGCGGCGTTGTCGAAAGCCGAGGAGTTGGCGGCGAAGGGCGCGCACCCAGATCAGATTTTCAAGGAGACTGGCTGGTTCAAGGGTGCCGATGACAAGTGGCGCTTCGAGATACCGGACGTCGGCTCGAAATACGCTGCGCCACCAAAGGAACCGGGTCGGTTCGACATCGCGCAGCAGTATCTCGATGAGACGCATCCCGGCGCGCTGCTCGGCAATCCGCAGTATCGCGCTGAAACGGAAGCGGCATTGCAGCATGCTGACACCACGCTGGCGCAGACGCCCGGTGCGCCGCTGCCGCAAATTTTGCAGCATCAGTCTCTGTATGAAGCATATCCACAGCTTCGCGACATCGAGACAGTGAAGCAGCGGATGCTCGGGCAATACAAGGGTTCGTACCAGCCCGGTTATATCACCTACGGTGGCGGCGAGAATATTCTCAAGGCCGATGATCCGCGCTCGACGCTGCTGCACGAAGTGCAACACGCCATACAGGACATCGAAGGCTTCGCGAAGGGCGGCAATACCTTCGGATTAAAACCGGGCACGCCTGCGTGGGATATTTATCAGGAACGGCGCGCGGCGATGGCCAAGCCGCTCGACCGTGAGACCTATGCAAAGGTCGCTGGCTACGAAGGACCGGTGCCGGAGAAAGACTGGAAGGCCTATCTCAAGACCGTCAAAAATCCGCCAGCATATATCGACCGCGCTGCGCAGCAGTACGGCGTCGAGAATGCCTATCGGCGCATGGCGGGTGAGGTCGAGGCGCGCAATGTGCAGGCGCGGCGCGACATGACGCCGGAGCAACTGCGCTCGACACCACCGTCGACCACGCAAGACGTTCTCCCCGAAAATCAGTTCGTCGAATTTCGTAAACCGGGCGAGATCGATCTGCAGATGGCGCGCGAACCTGCTGCCGATCTCGGCGAGACGGCGGCGACTGCCGCCACCAACAAACCGTTCTTCGATTACACACGGCTTGGCGGGGTGCCGGATGTGCCGCAGACGCCGCTGCCGCGTTATACGCCGCCGCGTGGTGTGCCGGAGCGCACGGCTGAACTGGTCACCAACCCCGATGTGCGCGAAAAAATGCTCGGCCTGATCAGGCAGGGCGCGGAATCCGGTGCAGGCAATTGGTACAACACCGATCAGTTGCGGCAGGCGTTCCTTGACGAACTTGGCAAGCGCAAGGGCGCGCCCGCCTTTCAGCAATACATGGACTTGGTTGCCGCAACGTCGCCGCGCTCGAAAGTGCCGGAGAACGTGCGCAACGCATCGTACTATTACACGCTGGCGCGCCGCGGTGAGCCGATGCCGGAAGTCGGCACCGCCAATCCGGCACCGTATGGCCATCTCGCGCAGAAACTGCATCAGGCCAACGCGCAGGCGGTGGCTGCGACAGGCTGGAACCCGCTGCAGAACCCGAAGCCAGCATCGTTTGCGCAGAACCTCACCGGCAATTTTGAGCCGGTCACGGTCGACGCGCATGCCTTCGGTCTGCCCGCAATGCTCGCCGAGGACCCACGTTTCCTTGCGCGCGCAATGGTGCTGGAGAAGGGTGCGCCATCGATCAATCCGACCGAGATGTTCAAGAGCGGCGAACTGACGATGGGCGAGGCGCTGTCGCGCCCGGTGTACTGGGCATCGAAACCGCAAAAGACTGAATACGCCGCAATCGAAAATTATTTCCGCGATCTGGCGCGTGAATCAAAACTTGCGCCCGCACAGGCGCAAGCCGCGGCGTGGTCGGCTGGTGGTCCGATCACCGGTTTGATGTCGGAAGCGAACAAGCCGTTCATCGGCTTTGTCGAGGACCGTTTGCGCAAGACCGCTGTAGAGCGCGGCATCTCGATGTCCGAGGCACTCTCACAGATGATCCGCGGCAAGGCTCCACTGCTCAGCGTCGGCGGCGCTGCAGTCGCACCGCTCCTCTACGAAGATCAGCCGTATCAGTAGGAGAGAACGATGGCGAAGCCAGAATATCCAAATCAGTCGCAAGGTATGCTAAAGCGCCCGCATCATTCGTCGCCCGAACCGGGCGATGTGCAGACACCGTTTCCGAAGCCACCGGGAACAAGCGTGGAGAGAGAGGAGCCGCGGAAACTGAGGCGCATGCCTCCGGTGCCGCAGCACCTCGTGAAACACCCAAACCCGGTGGGGCGGCCCAAAAACCCGCGAGGCTAGTGAGTGACAGACGGCTGCTGCTGTTAAAGCGCAAGCGCGCCATCCTGCGCGCGCGCGAAACCCTGATCGACTTCACATGTCTGATGATGCCGGAGCCGGATCATCCAGATGATCCAGATTGCTCGCTCTATTCGCCGCAAAAATTTCACCGTGTCATCGGCGCGGGATTGGAGGAGATCGAGGCCGCAAAATTCCGTCGCCTGATGATCGACATCGGGCCGCGCTTCGGCAAGACCACGCTCGCCTCCAATATGTACCCGGCTTGGTACATCGGTCGCCATCCCGAGCGCTCGATCATTGTCGCCACCTACAACGAGACCTATTCGTGGGACTTGGGTCGCAAGGTGCGCGACATCATGACCACGCCGCAGTACCGGCAGGTGTTTCCCGATCTGCGCATCAAGAAAAAATCAGCAGCAGTCAATCGTATCGAGACCACCGACGGCGGCGTTATCTTCTGCGTCGGTCGCGGCTCTGCCGTCACCGGTCGCGGCGCACACACCATCCTGCTCGATGACCCGATCAAGGACCGCAAGGAAGCCGACAGTGTCATCATCCGCGACGGCCTGTGGCAGTGGTACACGCAGGTGCTGCGCACCCGGTTGATGAACAAGACCGGCACCATCGTGATCATTCAGACGCGGTGGAACGAGGACGATCTGGTCGGTCGGCTAATCGACCCGATGAATCCGTACTACACGCATGAGGAGGCGCGGCTCTGGCACAAGATCAGCCTGCCTGCGCTCGCCGAGGAGAACGACATTCTCGGGCGCGAGAAGGACGAGCCGCTGTGGCCGGAGCGCTTCGACCGTGAATACCTCGAAGAACTGCGCGTGTCCGACCCGCGCGGGTTCATGGCGCTCTATCAGGGCCGACCGGCACCACGCGAGGGCGCGTTCTTCAGGGCCGCTGATCTGGTGCCGTACACCTCTATGCGCGAGATGCCGCCGAAGGAGACGATGCGCTTCTATGCTGCGTCCGATCACGCGGTGACGCTCGACCAGAAAGGCGACAAGACTTGCCTGATGGTGGTCGGCGTCGATCCGCAGGATCACCTCTGGATCATGCCCGATGTGGTGTGGACGCGGCTCGACAGCAACTCAGCGGTCGAGGTGATGTGCACGCTGATGGCGCAGCACAAGCCTGCGTTCTGGTGGGCGGAAGCTGGCGCGATCACCAAAAGTCTCGGGCCGTTCCTGCGCAAGCGTATGCTGGAAAAGCGCGTGTTCTGCGCAATTGATCCGATTGCGCCCGCCGTCGA